TGGATTAGCAATTACGTCACCAGCAGAACTAGCAATTGGACTTGAAATAGCACCACCAGCACCTTCTAAGATGCCAGAAGAACCAGAGCCAAGACCGCCAGCACCACCCCAACCTTCGTTAAGAGTGGCAAGATCAGTTCCGCCGCCAAAGAGTCCAGCACCACCAAGAGCTTGACCACCATAGTAAGCAGCAGCCATCTTTGCGGCATCTTTTAAGAAGCTACCAAAGCCACCGCCACCAGTCCACTGGTTCATGCCCATAGTGACAGATGGATTACCAGAAGCATCAGGCTTTAGGCTGTAATTCCTTATCAAATTGTTTCCAGTATCAATACTGAAAGCACCAGGAATCTCCGCACCAGTTTGCTTATTTATAGGACGCTGTTGACCAGTATCAAACTGATAGACAGGCTGCCCATTCTTCATCTGAATTTGGCTTGCATCAACAGGAACTTGGTTTCCGCTAGGGTCAGTAGCGTAGTAACCAACAATGTTTCCTTCGTTCTGTATTGGTGTTACAGGCGTATCTACAAGGCTGGTAAACCCAATCTGGCTTTGATCGGTAATACCAACTTGTGCAAGTTTTGCTTGCAGTTCTGGTGGGTAGTTTTTGTCAAAAGCCATGTTACATAGTACCGTTAGAGATGATGTTTCCAATCACCGTCAAGTTACCAGAGGCGTCAATCTTTGCAACTGAAGTGCCGCTAGACTGAATGTACAAAACACCACCAGTCTCAACAAACCCAAAGTTTGTAAAGTCACCATCAGCCTTTGAAGCAATAGCCGTAGCAATGTTGTCAAACTCAGTGTTGATTTCTGTACCTTTAACAACCTTTGAAGGGTTGCCATGCGACAGGCTATCTTTTGCTGCAAAGTTGACTGTTTTGGTGTAATTACTCATAAGATTTTCCCGTTCTTAGCATGAATTTCAATCTTCTGGATACTCAGAGCCGATCCATTAATGTCAGCTTCATAGCCTGTTTGTACGATTTTCCCACTTCCAGTAGGGTAAACAGAAAGAATTTGCAACACTTGACCATTTGAGTAGTCAGCACCGTAGCTGTACTCACTCTCACCATAGTAAGCAATGCTATTGGATGGAATGATGACGTTCTGCGAGTTAAACCCACCACTGAAGTCGTAACCCCAAAACACAGACAAATACTGACCATTGCCGCCAATGATCGTTATTTGAATCTTCTTCAAGATAGACGTTACAGATGGATCACCAAAGTCTTGATGGTTTGTGTAATACTGAAAACGATAGTTGGATGCGTTATCCAAATAACCAGAATACGTAGCTATATACCCTGGTTGACCAATCAACAGAGTTCCATCTAACTTTGTGCAATAAGCCGTTGGATTGATGTTGTCCCAAGTTGTTACACGAGCAGCACCATCAGGCAATTGAGCCTTAGTGTCAAAGCAGTATGTGATACGTCCAACTGGCAGCGTAATCGCATAGAAAGCATCAATAGGAGAGTGAACAGCCTTGATGTTCTTGTACTCTGTCTCACCAGAAATGTAGGTCAAAAACTCATTTCTTACGTTCTTGCTCAACTCACGCAAAGGAGCACTTTTCTCTTGAATCGTGCGTTGCAGACTACGAACACCAGTGCTAGACAAGAAAATGATGTCAGAACCAGTGTAAGCAATCGAATCTCGTGCAATGCAACCAATGCCAGTAACCACATCAGACAAGACAAAAGTTTCAGCAGACGGGTCTTTTGCACCTGAATAAATCAGGATGTTTTGCTTACCAAAGATAAACAAGAAGCCGTTATGAGCACCCAATCCCATGACGGTATCGCCACCATTGGGCCACACAGTAGTAGTGTCCAAAGTACCTGCAATGCCTGTACTCCAGTCAAAAGGCAACTTTGTGTTGCACCACTGAATAGTTACGGTATCAGTACCAGTATTTGCACACCAGATACGACCATAGGCACTGATAGCCACGTTAGCTTTTTGCAGAGTACCAGAGTAACCAGTAGACTCGCTAACCCTTCGATACTGAGTTGTAGATACGCTAGGATTGAACACAAGCGGGTCGTATGACTCTTGGAACATCACCAAGACACCTGCCAAACTAACCATCTGCCAGTTACTATTGGTAATAGTTGGCGCAGTGCCGCCACCACCATAAGTCAACTCAGTCAAAGTGCTGCCAGACAATTTGAACAGTTTATTGTTTCCAGCAGCAATCGTGTAGCTAACGCCAGCAGTTGTAATCAGTTCGCCAATGACTTTTACATCAGCAGTACCAAGAGCAGCCAAGGTAGAGTGATTAGCAGTCCAGCCCTTACGAGCACCAATACGTCCATACTGGTCGATTACAGCATTGTTAGCAATCAGCGCAAACCCACTAGACAAGTCAAGTGACGAGTCTTGAGTGTTCAGGCCAAAAAAGCCTGGTGACGTTATTGGATATGCTTGTATTCTTTGGCTCATTACACAGCCTCAAAAGCATCATTCTCAGGAGAACGAGCCAGTTCAAGCGACACCAGATCAGACAATGAATTGCGATACATGGCATAAGCCTCAGAACTACTCTGACCACCATCTTCGCCACGCTCAATCAATGCACGAGCAAAAGCACCCAAAATAATAGGTTCTTTAGCCAATTTAGTCGTGTCACCATCTGAAGAAAAGTCATTTTCAGGGATGACAAGGCTGAATCGAATTGTGTAAGCAGCATCAGGAACAGGCCAAAACTTCACTTGCAAATCACCGTTTGAATCCACGTTTTGAATCGTGTAGTTCATTGGTTGCGTTTGCATTGGACTTGCAATCGTGTAGTAGAAGTTGTCGTACTGCTCGTGCGACAAAGGCTCTAAGACGTAGTAACGAGATGTGTTGATAACATCCGTAGTCTTAAAGCGCAAGCCAGAACCAGTAAGGCTATAACCAGCAGAAACGCCTGGTGTAGTGGTTACGGTAATGGCTTGGTTAAATGCGTCCCAATCGTAGGCATCAGCTACTTGGCGCTTTGCATCGTTGACAAAAACGCCAACAAGTGCAGAAAGTGTGTTTTCATTAACAGTGGTTACATTAGGCTCACGCATCCGTGTGAGTACTTGATTGACCAACTGTAAATAGGTAGGTAGAGCCATTTTTCTCTCGCTTTATTCTTTGCAGAATCACTTTAGCTTTTGCCTTGTGCCCAAATGGGAAAGAAGCTCTACATCTGCATTATAGGGTTAATAACCCGACTTTGCCTTCTTTTTGGGCTTAGACATACCAGCTTCGCTCATTGCAATAGCAATTGCCTGTTTTTTAGACGTTACAGCAGGGCCAGACTTAGAGCCTGAGTGCAAAGTACCAGCCTTGTACTCTTTCATCACCTTACCCACTTTAGCCATCTTTTTAGTCGTTGCCATGATATTTCCTTACTGAAGGGTCAATTGATACAGGATGTTCTGATACAGGCCAACCACTTCGTCAATGACGTTGTGCAGGGCTGATTCAGTGCGAGGGGCGATCTGTTGACGGTTAGATTCAATCCACTCCATCTGATTACGCAAGACATCGGCAATCGTGCCTTTGTACTTATTTGCCACCACAGGAATGTCCAAACGGATGTTGTAGCGGCCTTGATACTGTTGAGCAAAGTCATCAGCCAAAGGAATAATGCCACTGTAAAACTCCTCAAGAGTCTTATGTTCAGCAAAAGAAAGAGTCTTTAAGTGAACGGTGTGGGCTAGTGTTCGTGCTGAAAACAGCATCCCAACAAACTCGCCAGCGGTATTATTTGCCATGATTATTCCTTGGTAATTGGGCCACCAGACTTCCAGGCATCGCATGTCCTAGAGCCAGCACATAAAAAGTGAAATAACTCACAAAATCCTAGATTAGCCGCATCCATGAATTGCTGATCGTAGGAAAGTTCTTTTTCGGATTCGTTTGCACTCTCCAAGCCATCTTTAATGCACTTAAGCATCTTAGGTGTCTGGATAAATGCCGCACAGTTACCACAACGCATGTCTTTGACAGCAGAAGTAGGTGCGTTATACATCTTGGCCTTCTTTAGCCAAAACGCATCATTTGCATCATCAGGATTGGGAGGGCCATATCCATACTCTTTAAAAGCATGGTTACGATTCTTTAGGTTAATCGTTACGTCCTGTGTTGCCACTGGACAAACCTTACCAGATAGCAGTCCGTTTTTCATCGCAACACCCTGGTAGCAAAGAATGAAACGATAGCACCAAAACTAGATGCTATTGCCATACCCATCCAGAACCCGCCTTTAGACTGGTTCGCCAACTCAAGGAGAGCCTTCACATCTTTGCGAATATCATGCAATTCGCTCTGTAAAGCCTCTACTTGAGCCTCTAATTTGCCAAATTCTCGTGGGTCAATATCAGACATTTAAGACTTTCGTGGTCTGCCTAGTTTACGAGCAGGAGCCGTTAATGTGATTTGTTTCTTTTCCGAGTTAAGTTCACTTGGCATCTCATGACCATCTTCATCCAAAAGAACATAACCGTGATGTCCCTTCATGGAGTCAATGTCATGTTGCAGCGTGAACGTAACCGTATTACCACTTTGCAAACACTTAAATGTAGCCATATTTCACTTCACTTAAAAAAAGACCCCCTACCCCCGTTAGAGGGCAGGAGGCAACTGCAATTATGCAGGTACAGCCAAGGCAAAAGCCGAGCTAGACTTAGCAGCACCAGTAGAAGCTGCATCACGCATACGGGCAACGCCGTAGATGGTGTCAGCAGTGAACAATGTACCGAGGTACTCTTGCTTGTACTGAGTCTGTGAACGGATAGCCATTTGCTCAACCAGAACCATCGAATCACGATGACCCATCAAAGCAATACGGTCAGCACCACTGTTACCAGCGCCAAAGTCAGCGTTAGAAGTAACGAACACGGGCATGCCGTACAAGTTACCGATTTCACCGTTGCGGATGGTGTTGCTGTTACCAGCTTCGCCCACAAACGCTTGTTCGGTGTAACGGCTCAGGCCCATCAAGGTGTTACGGCTTGAGGGTGGGATAACAAAGAAACGACCGTCCATTGGGGTGTCGTTGTCATCCAGGCGCTGAATGGTGCGGCGAATAGCAGCATCAGTCAAAGCAGCAGCGTTGGAACTCGTGCTGTTGTAAGCGGTAGTACCGTCAGAGCCGATGTAGGCTTTGGTGGAGCTTGCGCTAGTGGCGTAGTCGTTAGTGCCGATGGTTGCACCGTTGAAGCCACGACCCAACTGGATCAAGTCCAAGTCAACTTGTTTAGCCAAAGCGTAACCAGCGTCATCCGTGTAGAACGAACGCAAAGAGGTCAGAGCTTGGGTTTCAACGATGTCTTCGATCAAGCGGCTATATTCATAGTGCTTGTTGATCGAGATTTGGATTTCAGACTCAGTGTTAACCAACAGGGTAACAGCGTTAGTTGCGCCTTTGGCAGAAGCAGACGAACGGGTAGGAGCAGGAACGTGAACGGTGTCACCTTTCTTGCCTTTAAAGCTCATCTTCTTGATGACGTTAGCCATCACCAAGTTCTTGCGGTAGGCGGCAACGATCTCGTCAGACCAAATTTGTGGGACGAAAGTTGCTGCGGTGGTTTTCGTTACGTTATTTGCGGGGGAAAATGCGGTAGCCATGTTGTTTCTCCAAGATTAAAGTTTCATTTGACCCGACCTTCTTGATACGCTTGCATGATTTCATCAGACAAAGCCTCATATCTAGCCGGATCAGTCATTTTTAGCCGAATTAGGTCAGCTCGCCTGTAGACTCGACCTCCTGATTCACCTGTACCACCCACATCAACAGTTGCAGCATTAAGGTTTTGCTTACGAGTAGCTTCTCCAGCCTCTACGTTTCGCTTTGCCTTGACACCTTTCAACTCTTTGAATGTAGACAACAGTTCGTTAGCCGAATCATAATCGAATTCACCATCTGCACGAGCATATAAACCAAGTCTCACAGGTGAAGATTTCACCCAATTAACAAACTCAGGGTCTTGCACAACTTGTGTGAAGTCTGGGTGGTTACTTGCCAGCATCTGTTGAATCTGCATCTTTTTGAAGTTTTGAGCCGCTTCACGACCCGCTACTACGTCTGGATGATTATCAACCGTCTTACGAATTGCTTTTTGAGGGTCTTCAAAAAAGTCAACTTCAGGTTCAACCTCAGTATTTTGTGTAACTTTTGAACCAAGATTCTGTTTAATGAGTTCATCAGCAAGTTTGCGAACTTCGCCAACCTCTTGAGCCTGTTTTCCAATTAACTTTTCAGCTTCTTGGTGCATCCTGATAATGTCATCAAGATTTTTTCCCTGATATTTCTCAGGAATCTTGGCTTCACTAGCAGCTTGCTTTTGCTCAACCGCTTCAATCTCACTACCCATCTCGTCTTCGTTATCAACCAACATACTGTATCCTTTTCCTGCCACTTAAGGTTCTAGGAGTTTTCACATGAACTCGACACCACATGGTATTTATGAGTTCGCTTTGCGCTCTGCTGCCAGTTTTTCACGGTGTTTGCGGTCAAATTGAGCCGCAGCGCCAGGGAAATGCCCTGACCACCCCTCCAAACTAATAGCTGGAGCACTTATTATGCGATGAGATTCCTCACCACATTCGCATTGGACTGTCACTGCCTCATAATCAGTGAGTTTTTCAATGCGATGCCCGTTCTTACAGGCAAATTCATATATTCGTTTCATTTAGTTCCTCGTATGCCTTCTCGCTGACCTGTTTTAAGGTTTGTAGCCAAGTAAACACAGAAAGTTCGCCTTTTTTGAATTGTAGGTCTTTTTCGTCTTTGATTACAGAAATATTATTCAGTGCTTTTACGATTTCGTCAATGTCATCCAAAAGGTCTTTCCAACCCTTTGTAGCCATCATGTCAAAACGGCCTTCGTAGTATTTTTGTAACGAATGATCAAGAGGCATAAGATCTTTCTAGATATTTACAAAGATTTGTCAAAGTTTTTACGTTGTCTTTTATCAATCCTAATGCTCTGTTGCAGTTTCCGCAAAGAAGTCCTCGGATAGCGCCTGTTTCATGGTTATGATCTACATTTAGTTTTTTATCTAGCTCGTTTTGATGCAGACCACATCCTAAACAACAAAACAACTGAGATTCAAGCATTTTTTCGTAATCTTCATTTGTTATGCCGTAATTTTGTAAAAGCCTTCGATTTCTATTTTTTTCTATTGTTTCAGGTTTTTTTCTGTATTTTTCACGTGCGGCTATGCAAGAAGCATGATTTTTTGTTCTTTCCTTGCATTCTTCTTTGTTTTTTTCGTAATATGTTTTTGCATATTGCTGACGTTTTTGTTTGATTTTTCCCTCAGGCGTCATCAGAAACCTCAGTTACTTTTGCCTTTAAAGACTGCTCAAGCATATTTGCAAAGGCATTGCGTCCAACCTGAAGTTGATCTACGTTAAACTTGGCAGAGCCTAGTTTACGATCTAAATCAGCCAAATGGTTGATTAAAATTTGCTGCTCGGGAGTCAAGTCCTCAAACGCATATTCAACATCATCAATGGTAATGGGTGTTTTTGTATTTGCCATTATCGTCTTTCAAAGTCCACCATCAAAGGCTGGTGGGTTGCCTATAAAACTTCT